ATGTTTACCGTTATTTTTGGTCGTCCTGGTTGCCCGTATTGTGTTCGCGCCAAAGAGCTGGCAGAGAAACTGACCAATGAACGCGATGACTTCAACTACCGCTACGTTGATATTCACGCCGAAGGCATCAGCAAGAGCGACCTGGAAAAGACCGTAGGCAAACCGGTTGAGACCGTTCCGCAGATTTTTGTCGATCAAAAACATATCGGCGGCTGCACTGATTTTGAAGCCTGGGCGAAAGAGAATCTCGGTCTGTTTGCCTGAGCCGACTCATTTCTCTGACGAATGATTGCGTCTGGTATCCAGCCAGGCGCAGATAAACAGAAAGCACAGCGCGCCCAGCGCGCACCAGAACACCGCGCTAAACAGCCACGCCAGCTGTTGCCAGAAGGTACGCTGAGCCGCAAAAAAAATCCGCATGATCAGCAGACAGACAGGGGTAGCCAGAATGGCCCCCACCAGCGGCTGGATGACGCGTCGCCCCGGAGAGAGGCAGCTGGCGGCCGCACCGGGCAGCAAAAAATAGAGCAGTCCAACCTCAGGATTACCGGTAGCCCGAAAGACGCCTTTCATATGCAGTAACAGCAATAAACACACTACGATAAACAGAAAGAACCCACAGGTAATACCCACCCAGGCACGCTCAGATTTCACAATATCCTCCTGATTCTGCTTCTAACCCACTTCAATTCGTCCAGTCAGATAAAGCATTCCGGCAATCCATGCCAATTTAGCTCCCCATCGGCGTAAAAACGATTGTGACTAGCCGCAGCATCCAGGAAGGATTAAACTACCGGCTCTGTTTTTACTGGTTATAACGGGATGCCAGAACAGGGTTCGGGACAACGCGAACACTGGACCAACCTTAGACCAAATAACCATTTCCTTCAACAACTTACTAGTAAATGAGAAGTTGGCTTTCGTGAATATAAACGTCGCAGATTTGTTAAACGGGAATTACATCCTGTTATTATTCGTTGTACTTGCCCTGGGGCTTTGTCTCGGGAAACTTCGTCTCGGGTCAGTACAACTTGGTAATTCTATTGGCGTTTTAGTGGTTTCATTATTATTAGGTCAGCAGCATTTCAGTATTAACACTGATGCGCTAAATCTGGGCTTTATGCTGTTTATTTTTTGCGTTGGCGTGGAAGCGGGTCCCAACTTTTTTTCTATTTTTTTCCGCGACGGAAAAAACTATCTGATGCTCGCCCTGGTGATGGTCGGCAGCGCGATGCTGCTGGCGATGGGGCTGGGAAAACTGTTCGGCTGGGACATCGGCCTGACCGCCGGGATGCTCGCAGGCGCGATGACGTCAACGCCGGTGCTGGTCGGTGCGGGGGATACGCTACGGCACTTTGGCCTGCCCAGCGATCGGCTGGCGCTCTCCCTCGACCACCTGAGTCTGGGCTACGCCCTGACCTATCTGATTGGTCTCGTCAGTCTGATCGTCGGCGCGCGCTATATGCCGAAGCTGCAGCATCAGGATCTGCAAACCAGCGCCCAGCAGATTGCGCGTGAACGCGGACTCGATACCGACTCCAAACGTAAAGTCTACCTGCCGGTGATCCGTGCCTATCGCGTCGGCCCGGAGCTGGTCGCCTGGGCTGACGGTAAAAATCTGCGCGAGCTGGGGATTTATCGGCAAACCGGCTGCTACATTGAGCGTATTCGCCGTAACGGTATTCTGGCGAACCCGGATGGCGATGCCGTCCTGCAGATGGGCGATGATATCGCGCTGGTGGGTTATCCGGACGCCCATGCCCGCCTTGATCCCAGCTTCCGTAACGGCAAAGAGGTCTTCGACCGCGATCTGCTGGATATGCGCATCGTCACCGAAGAGATCGTGGTGAAAAACCACAACGCCGTAGGCCGCCGTCTGGCCCAGCTGAAGCTGACCGATCACGGCTGCTTCTTAAACCGCGTCATCCGCAGCCAGATTGAAATGCCGATCGACGATAACGTGGTGCTCAACAAAGGCGACGTGTTACAGGTCAGCGGCGATGCGCGACGCGTCAAAACCGTTGCCGACCGTATCGGCTTTATCTCCATTCACAGCCAGGTGACCGACCTGCTTGCCTTCTGCGCCTTCTTTATCGTCGGGCTGATGATCGGCATGATCACCTTCCAGTTCAGCTCTTTCAGCTTTGGTATCGGTAACGCGGCGGGGCTGCTGTTTGCCGGGATTATGCTCGGTTTCCTGCGCGCCAACCACCCGACCTTCGGCTATATTCCGCAGGGCGCGCTCAATATGGTGAAAGAGTTCGGCCTGATGGTCTTTATGGCCGGGGTCGGTCTGAGCGCCGGCGCCGGGATTGGCCACGGCCTGGGCGCCATCGGCGGCCAGATGCTGGCGGCGGGTCTGATCGTCAGCCTGGTGCCGGTGGTGATTTGCTTCTTGTTTGGCGCCTATGTGCTGCGTATGAACCGCGCGATGTTGTTTGGCGCCATGATGGGGGCGCGCACCTGCGCCCCGGCGATGGAAATTATCAGCGACACCGCGCGCAGCAACATTCCGGCGCTGGGCTACGCGGGCACCTATGCGATTGCCAACGTGCTGCTGACCCTGGCGGGGACGCTGATTGTCATCATCTGGCCAGGGCTACAGTAAATATTTAAGAAAAAAATGGATAGAGGCAGAACTTTTCTCTTGGGCATCAGTCATAAGTAGTGCCACTGCTTTTCTTTGATGTCCCCATTTTGTGGAGCCCATCAACCCCGCCATTTTGGTTCAAGGTTGATGGGTTTTTTGTTGCCTGAATTTTAAGACATTTAAAATCATATAGTTACAAACCCTCTTTTTAAGCCATGGCGACAAAGTGGCGGCAGCCTCAAAGAGACAGTACTGCCTGACCTGAATTTGTAGGGTGAGGCTGCACATGATGGGCCTCTTTAGGTGTAGAGATTGAGCGCACAAAAGTCTCATGCGTTACGAACGTATGGCTGCAGTTGATATTCTGGCACTGGTTGTAACGTTCTTTGGTCATTGAAGAGACCTGGAAACTGCTGCGAGTATGGGCTGCACTTCCACACAATGGGCAAATCATCATTTTTACGTCCCCGCCATTTTTCCTGAAATCGCAATAATGACACAACATTATTTCACTTTGTGAACTTTAAGTTCTTTTTGAAAACCTCAACCCATTACTAAATCATCAATCTTCACTTCCAGCTCGATGTTGGTCGTAAATGCGACGTACACCGCAGACATGATCTGCAGACGCAGCGCCGGGTTTTGCGGCTGGTCAATCAGCGCGGACAGCAGGGAGCCATACTCCCGGCGGGCAAGGCGGCTTCCTTGCGGCGTCAGTAAAATGTCATGCACGGACTGGCGCAGGTGATCCGTTTCCGTAATGGTCTTGCCGTTGTCGCGGTTCATCCCGATATAAAGCGTCAAAATGGACCTCCCGTCGTTCCGCCACTGTCGCAGGGTGTTTATGCTTATCAGCAACGACGCCGTTTGACGTCATCGCTCCGCCGCCGTGAGTCACATCGTCATTCAGGATCACATTGCTGTTAATACGGGTCGTGTCAGCCTCGATCACAAACTCCCCTGTTTTGCAGGAAACCAGCTGCGACGACTCAATCAGCACGGCTTTAACACCCCGGATAATCCAGCGCCCGGTGGCAGGGTCGTATTCGAACCAGCCGCCATCCTCGTATTCGGTCACGTCCGCGCTTTCAGAGTCTGACGGCGGCGGGCACGCGTCGGAGTAGATGGCCGGAAGCGCAAACGCTGTTTCCAGATTGCCGCCCAGACTGAACAGCACAACCTGCTCCCCCGGCGACGGACACCACCACGTGCGTGACTTCCCGGCACGGTAGGTCAGCCAGTTAATCCAGTTGGTTTCTAGGTCGCCTGTTTTCACCCGGCACAGCCAGCCGTCCCGGTCCACTTCCGTCACAATGCCGGTGCGGATCAGATTGGTGATGAGGCGCATGATTTCGGTTAGTTGTGCATTCATAGGGAAATAATGCCATTTAAACGATTGAAATCTTCCTTGGATGGTTTGTATAGTTACTGGCACAATTGATGGATAAAAATTTTTGGGAAGCTTTTATGTCAGTTCAACAAGAGACACCAGACACTCAAAACAATCACATACCTGAATATCAAGAAATATTAAAAGTATTAGAGAAACGAGCAAGCAAATCCAGAATGACAATTATCATTTTGATATACTTCATGATGATTGCAGCGTCTATTGTAGTGGGAGCCGCCTATTACATTAAAACAAACCAATCGCCGATTAGTGATCTTACAAATTACCTATATTCTATTTCCGAAAAAGCAAAAAATGAAGCAACACTAAAAGAACTTGCAGAATCCCTTCAAGCACTATCTAAAATCAAAAATCGAGTTTCTAATGAAATGAATCAACACAGTGATATTGATGAATCACCTTTCACTGCTTCAGCTTTCAATAATCTTTTCGCCAATAACAGTCCATCAGAAAAAATCGCCACATCAATTGCATCAGTCCTATTAAGTTTCTCGTTGATATTATTTATTGGTTTCGTAATGAAATCCATTTTAGTCTTCATAAGATATTACATGCAATTAGGTACTGACTTCGACAACCAAAAAATAGCTTTTATCCTTAGCAAAGGTGACCAATCTCAATTTCAACAATATTTATCATCTTTGAGAGACCATAATATCAGTTTCGAAAAAACCCCAACCTTGCCTCAAGAAAAAATAATCGCAAGTCTTATTGAAGCTTTAGTGAATGCCAAAAATAAATCAAAAGATGTTTAATATTAGGTAATCCAACGCAATAAAGTTACCCGGGTGATAGATTCCACCTCATCATTCACCCCCAAAAGACGACGGGCCGCGTCTCGGACCTTCGGACCATTATCACTGACACGATCACGCAGGCCATAGTGATGCACACGGGCAATACGCTGCACCCTGCCCTCAAATTCGACACTGGAAGAGTACGGGCTGGCGACGGCTTTCAGGTATTTTGTGGTGCGGAGTTTTGCAAACATCTGCCGCCGGATGCGGCCCTGCTTCGTTCGGGCTGTTACCCGCCGTGGTTCGTATGCTGTCCCGTCCGGGTTACGCTGCATCCGGATATTTTTCTGCTGGCTGCGGCGCAGCTGCTGCGCCAGCTCCCGCATCATGCGCTTACGTGCGGCAGGCTCCAGCCCCGCCAGCAGCGCATCTAACCAGGCGTCAACTTCCTGCAGCTCAGCCACGGCGCACCGCCCACATTTCATCCGGTTCGTCCGGTTCCGGCACCGCTTCGACACTGGACACGTCACCATCAGCACTGACGATCACGCGCTCTGTCAGCTGCAGATTCAGGCTGATATCGCAGATATCATTGCGCAGGATATCCACCTCAAACGTAAACAGCTTTTCACGCAGTTCCGGGTTATGGATAGCATCGGGCTGATTCTCCATCAACCAGGCCAGCACGGGAGCCATCAGCAACCCCTGATCGCCGCTGAAATCCACAACCACCACGTTAAGGGTATAGCGATACTCCCAGGACAACAACGCTGCGCCGGTCGCCACCACCGATCCGTTATCCACGAATAAATGCAGCTTGTCCGGGTTGTCCCGGACATACGCCACGGCTTTATTCAGGGCGAGGCGTAAGGACTGAGGTTTGTTCACTGTTTCGCTCCTGGCAGGAAATTATCGTGTCCACCTTGTCAGCACAGATCGACCAGGCCGCCTCTGCCTCATCCAGCGCCGCCAGCAAATCGCCGTTAGTGCGTGCCGCTGACTTTTCCAGACGGCACTGCGTCACCCTGGGACAACCACTCACGGTAAGCTGCACCTCCGGCGAGGGCCGGACGTTCGCGCATCCTGATAATGTCAGCAGGCAAAGGAGTACCAGCCCAGCGGCGCAAATCCTCGTTTTCACGTTTTAGCTCCTCAATCCGGCGCTGGCGGCTTCGCAGCAGCGCGTTTGTGCTTTCTGCCGCCGCGTAAAGCCGCGTCTGCTCACGGCTGTTGGTTTCGGACAGGATGGACAGGGCGATCAGTTGGCTGTTCGTTTTTGCCAGTTTGTCGCCCGCTGTTTTCAGATCCCTGCTTTGCTGATCGATGGTGTGGCTGGCCTCATTCAGTCGCCATGACTGCCAGCCCAGCGACGCCAGTACAAGCACCAGAATTACCGCCAGCGCGCGCGTCATACCGTCACCGGCTGCGCATCAACAACCTGCGCACGCAGGACCTTAAGCGCGACCAGCGTCAGCAGATAAAATGCCAGGGTGACAACGTGGCCCGTAAAGGCGAGAAAAATCACAAGCAGTGAACGCCTGGCCCATCTGAGAGCCTGGATTCCTGGCGTACTGAAAAAGCGCGTCAGCGCCTGCATTGCCTCTTCCCGATGAGTGCCGCCCGCATACCACCCGGCCAGACAAAGCAGCACCACCACCCAGACCAGCAAACAGGCTACCCATGTCAATGCGGTGACCAGCGCCGAGGCCATGCCGTTTGGGACAAAGAGACTTAAAATCATCAGCGCCGCGTAGGCGGTATTCTGTCCCTGGAGCCATCACTGGCGAAATACACCCGACGTGGAATCGACCTCGACACTTACTGGTTTGTGCAATACGGCATGACCACACAGCCGTATGAGTTCACCAAAGGCAGTATATTTCACCTGATGGAACCCGATCTGAACCAGGAGGTTTATGGTCTGCCGGAATACCTGTCCGCCATCCCTTCAGCCCTGCTTAATGAGTCCGCGACACTGTTTCGCCGTAAGTATTACATCAACGGCAGCCACGCCGGTTTCATCATGTACATGACCGACGCGGCGCAGAACCAGGAGGACGTGAACAACATCCGCCATACGATGAAAAGCGCCAAGGGACCGGGCAACTTCCGCAACCTGTTTATGTACTCGCCTAACGGAAAAAAGGACGGCATCCAGATCATTCCGTTGTCAGAAGTAGCGGCAAAGGATGAATTTCTGAATATCAAAAATGTCAGTCGTGATGACATGATGGCTGCGCACCGCGTGCCGCCTCAGATGATGGGGATTATGCCCAATAATACTGGTAGTTTTGGTGATATTGAAAAAAAATACAAGGTGTTTGTACGCAATGAACTGATTCCATTACAAAAGCGTTTTGATATATTGAACCATTGGTTAGGAGATAAAGTATTTCAATTTGAAGAATATAATACCTTATGAACAATGGCCGTTTAACAACGGCCATCTAAAGTCACTTCATTACTTAGGAACTCGAACATAGCCTTTCCCAAAATACGCAACCGCAGAAACCCTAATTAAACCAACATGATTATAAAACACCCCCGCCTCTATTCTATCCCGATCAGTAACAGCCACACCCTTTGCAATTTCCTTTCTTTTAGTATTAACTCTCTTTTTATCTTCTTTTAATATATCCGCCAACTTAGAATTAATAACCTCAATCAATTGATGTGTTGTACGGATATTATTTAGAGTAAGCTCTGAAAGAAGTCGCTCATAATTCTCTGTTCCGCTTTTATTTTCAGGCGGCAACATCCTTTCAGCAATCAATTTTATATTATCAACATTCAATTGTTCATCATGAATTTCTTTATTCTCATTTGATGATATTGAGTCAATATAGCTACCTCTATCTATTAAAATTCTTTCAAACTCAAGATCAATAACCTCAAGCACAGCTGATGCGCGATTTATTGCACGGCGTAGTTGAGGTGGCACGCTTTTTTCATGCTTGTATTGAAGTTTATGTGAAGCTGCGGCCCATATATGCTGTGCAAGAGTTCTAACTTGAATCTCCGCTTTAAATTCACCAAACTTACTATATGTTGGCAATTTTAACCATTCATCCGGCACTTTGATTATATAGTGACGGGACTGATAACCAAATTTATCTTCTTCCAATACGTCTAACTTATCTTCCTCATGCAAAATGATAAAAGTTTCTTTAAGGCATTTAGTAACAAGATCGAGGTCCCGCTTGAATAATAAAATCACCCTTAAGCCAATCAAATCATCTAAATCAAAAACCTTCTCAATATCTATTTCTTTTCTTTCTAACTTTTCCATTAAAGAGTCGAGATCCTTGACTCGGCTTTCAATCGGAACTCCAAGTGTAATATCACTTTCCATTAACACTCTTTCAATTTGATCCACTAATGATTTTTTGAATTCATTGGCTATCCCATAATTAACCATATAATCAGCGCTTACATTGTTGTTTTCCATTCTATTCACTCTTAAATTTTAAAAAAATCAAACAATGGATGTTACTTTTCAATCACAAAGGTGACTTAAACAATATAGCTAAAAAGTAAATTATTAGTCTAGCGTTACATACCATTGCGCGCGCTCGTATCCCCGCCACACCTGCCCGCTTTGTGTAGTGGTTTTCATGCAGATGCATGACGGGCCGGAAAGCGCGCCAGTTCTGGCAGCCCCGACCCATTGCGATCCTTTTTGGATCATGCGATTCCATGCACCATAGCGTCGTGTGCGTAAGCAGTTCGCCACCAAAGGCGAAGCGCTGGCTTTTGAGCGTCATACTATGGATGAGGCAGATGCTGGTTGGGTGAATCAATTGACCGTCGGACTCTGAAAGACGTCGTAGAACTCTGGTTCAAACTGCACGGCAAATCCTTGACCGCGGGTGAGCATGTTTACGACAAGCTGCTCCTTATGGTTGATGCACTCGGAAACCCTCTTGCTACTGATCTCAGCTCTAAGTTGTTCGCGCATTACCGTGACAAACGCCTAACGGGTGAAATCTATTTTAGCGAAAAATGGAAGAAAGGAGCCAGCCCGGTCACTATCAATCTGGAGCAAAGCTATCTGAGCAGTGTTTTTAGCGAGCTGGCCCGGCTTGGAGAATGGACTGCGCCAAACCCACTGGAAAGCATGCGCAAGTTCACCATTGCCGAAAAGGAGATGGCATGGCTGACGCATGAACAGATCACAGAGCTACTATACGACTGCCAACGCCAAAGCCCCCTGCTCGCTTTGGTCGTTAAAATCTGCTTGAGTACCGGAGCACGCTGGCGCGAAGCTGTGAATCTCACTCGTTCTCAGGTCACAAAGTATCGGATCACGTTCGTCAGGACCAAAGGCAAAAAGAACCGAAGCATTCCGATTAGCAAAGAGCTTTACGAGGAAATCATTGCCCTGGACGGCTTCAAGTTCTTTACGGATTGCTACTTCCAGTTTTTGTCTGTGATGGACAAAACCTCCATCGTGCTTCCTCGCGGCCAGCTTACCCACGTTCTGCGCCATACGTTCGCAGCACACTTCATGATGTCTGGCGGCAACATCCTTGCCCTGCAGAAAATCCTCGGCCATCACGACATAAAAATGACCATGCGCTATGCTCACTTAGCACCTGACCATCTTGAAACAGCTCTACGCTTCAACCCATTAGCCACGATGGTCAATCCATAATTTAGTCAAAGTAAATATAAATAATGACTGCAATTTCCAGTTTGATATTTTAGTAAGCCATGCGTATGTCACAAAATGTGACGTTCATTCTTTTAAAACTAGAGACATTTCAATAGACTCATTAGAAAATAAACTAACAGCACGAGAAGTATGATGTATACATATCAACAGGCTTTGGAAACTTTACCAGATGGAGAAAAACCATCGTTATTAATGGGCAATGGTTTTTCTCAAGCGTGGTCTTCAGCAATTTTTAATTATCATAGTATTTTCGACAAATCTAATTTTGGCGAACATGACGAATTAATTAGAAAACTATTCGAGGAATTAAATACTTATGATTTTGAATCCGTAATGGATAAGTTATCATATGCAAGTAGAATACTCCAACATTACGATCCACAGAGCCGTATCCTGCCATTAATCAGCGAACACCAAGAATCTTTAAAAAAAGCATTGATTAATGCCATTTCAGAATCACATCCTCTAAATCCTAATGAAATATCAGACGAACAATTCTCTTGCGCAAGAACATTTTTATCAAAATTCAAAGGACTTTTTACATTGAATTATGATTTGTTGATGTATTGGGCTAGAAATAAGAATGATCTTGAACCTCGTGGATTTGATACTGATGATGGGTTCAGAGCTGGCCGCATCTGGCAACGTTATGATACAGATCAAGAAGTCTTTTTCTTGCATGGAGCTATACATCTTTACGAACAGGGTTCCTTAATAAGGAAACACGCTAATGGTGACAATGGGAACACCATAATTCAGAATGTACAAATAAAACTTTATGAAGATGCATTTCCATTATTTGTGTCAGAACCAACAAGTGACAAAAAATTAGAGAGGATTTTACACAACCCTTACCTTAACTATTGTTACTCAGCTTTAAGAAAGTTGAAGGGAACATTATTTATATACGGCCACTCTATGGATGAAAACGACAGCCATATATTTAGCCAAATTCAAAATAGTCAAATCACAAGAATTTTTGTTAGCATTTACGGCGAAGAGGATTCGGCAGACAATAGAAGAGTAAAAGCCAATGCCCACAGATTTCTTTCTAAAGCTGGGTGTGTGGTTGATTTTTTTGACGCAGGAAGCACTCCTATATGGAATATTTAATATGAGGTCATAATTAATGACATCTAAATAATTTTGGCTTGTAATAAGTGTATCTTCAGATCTGATTTAGCCTGAGAAGTATCTTAAGTGGCGACAAAGTGGCGGCAGCGGTTGGCATTGCCCCGTAATCGCCACTCCTTACCACCAACCTAACTTATTGATTATCTTGCAAGTCGTTGTTTTCACTAACCCGTTTACATAAATGGGTTTTTTGTTGCCTGAATTTTATGATGTTTAAAATTATTCGGTTACAACCGCCAGGCGGTACCATTGGCGATAGCCCGGCGACCGCCGCCGCCACCTCAGCCAGGCATCTTCCCTGTGTAAGTATCCCGCATAATCGTGCCATTCATATTTAGAGATCATCCGGCATAATCAATCTGCCAACGAAGGAGATCGCTATGCGTAAAGCCCGTTTTACTGAGCATCAGATCATCGCTGTGATTAAG